CCGTACGGTCTACACTCGTCTACTTTACCGCACATTTCGCAAACTTCATCAGCTTGTGGAGCAATTATTCCTCGTCCTGACATTGGTCATCCTTGTTTAGTTGATTTTGGTATAACTCAAGTTGATCGATAAGATTTTGCACGCCTTGATAAGTCATGGTAAGTGTAGTATGACCCATTCGCATGGCTACACGATTGTCATCAGTATGTCCAATCGTGTAGTAAGTGACTGTATTTTTTTCTGGTTCGTATGGCACTTGATCTGGAAAAATAGGTGCTTCAGATTTTGGAAACGGAACCACATTAGAGTACTCGGGCTTTTTAAACCAATCAAACATCTTCGTCTTCCTTCTTTTCAGTTTCTAAAACAGGAAAGCACATCTTTGTACCATCCCAACGTTGGCCGCACCAACACTCGCCATCATCATTAATAATACAAGAACCTGAGCCGCAACAGCGTGGGTCGTTTATCATATCAAAGTCCTATTTGTTTTCCAAACAAGCAATACACTTCAAACCATTTAGTAGGAGGATTCTCTAGGAAGTAAGGATTAACACGAAATGTTATTTCCCAATCCCTAGAGAATTGAAAATGCCTGGTACCAAATCTAATGTTGAACCAGAGATTACTCATTACTTGCCAATCATCAAACCAGTCATGTTGCTAGGAACAACAATAGTCTGTACCTTGCCGTTCTTAATACCTTCGGAGATATTAAGTGCGGCTTGTGCGTTCATGTAAGCAATTGAGCTCGCGCCTTGATTGGAAAGAGCTTGCATACGTTCAGCTTCCATCTTGGCAGTACGAACTTCGACTTCTTTCTGTTTCAATTCGTTCTTAGCACGAACCAATGCGTTAGCACTTTCAACAACTGAGTCAGCTGGCACAATGTTACGAATCAAAACTTGACCGATAACCAAACTGCCGTCTAGTTTTTCTTCTGCTAGCGATTTTTGAATTTGCTCTTTAATTGCCTGTTCCATTGCTTGACGGTTGTCTGCCATGTCCAATGCTTCATACTTACGTGCTTCTTTGTAGATAGCATTGCGTGTGGTTTGAACAATATAGTTGTACATCAAGTAGATGTCTCCGTTGTGTCGAGCATGGAATGCTTGACTCTTTGTGCTATACAGTTCAGCAACCTGTGCCTGGTTAATGTTATAGATAACCACAGCATCTAGATCTTTCATAGTGCTATTATCTTTAGCAACTGGAGTCATGTCATCCAGCTTGACGTTAACGTCTTTGATCGGGAATGTAAGTACATCGCCAATTAGCACCTGATTGAATGAGCCTGGAAGCAGTTCGCCACTTTGGACCTGTTTGTCAAAGCCAACACGAACACCAACTTCACCAGTTTCGATACGAGTACAACCGGTAGCAAGAACTGCGGCGGCGAGAATAGAGAGAGTAAAAATACGTTTCATTTTAAATTATACCTTGTGAAAAAAGAAAAAAGCAAACAGCGAATCCCAGAGCAAAATACAATGGGCGAAGATAACAATCATTAATCATATGAATCCTTAAAAAGCAATTACAAATACTGTCATGAGCATTACTGCTGCCAGTGACACAATTATACTATAACCTATGCTTTTTGTCAATGCCCATTGTTGTTTTCCTTCCATCTTTCTCCAGGCAGTAATGCCAAAGTGGATAAGAATAACAAATATAGCAAATGCAAACCAAATTTTAATCATTTTGACCTTTCGTATGTTTGAGCAAAGATATCTTTTTTCACAACACCGTAATCATTTTCACCGTGTCGAACAATAACATCCTCACCAGGATTATAGTGTAACTTCTCACCCCAGCTTGTGTCAACTGTTCCTGAATGATCTGCTAATTTAGCAATCTTCATAATTTTTTTAGGTGTACAAATACCGTGACCTAAATCGTCTTTAAGTTCATTAAACTTTTCTGGACTGATAGGATATTGCTCGCCTTTTGGGCCAGTCATAATATAAAAGCCTTTAGGGTAGTTAACTGGTCCTTCAAGGGTATTGATAGTTCCCGGCTCAGACGCAACTTCGTATTTTTCTTTGGAAGGACGTTTGTAGGTTTTGAATCCACCGTCCTTAAACCACTCGTCGGTAATGCCTTTACCTAACGATTCTACAATGTTAATGTACTCTCTAATCACCGTGCGTCCAATTCTTTAAATGCTTCTGGAGCACGTTTTAAAGCCAGCTCACGTTCTGCTTGTGCTTCCTTAGCACGTTTCAAAATATTAGCATCACCTGTAGGCAGTACAATCAATACATACGTATTAAATTTACCATTCGGAGTGATAATACGCTTGATTTGACTCTGTTCAACACCTGTCAAGTCTACATTAGGACAGAAGCTTTTAGTAACCCGTTCGTTGATTTGAGTACGGCTGTTTTCGCCTTCTGACGAAAAGACTTTAGTTTGCTGGCTAGTCTTACCGCCAGCAGTCATGCACAGTTTTCCATAAGCGTCTGTCTTGGCATACATGTCTGCATCGGACATATTGAACGAACTGGCAAAACCGCTTTCATAAACGGCGCTGGTACTGACCGGCAGTTTATTATACCAATCTGGAGTTTTGTCTAAAATACGTTCTTGCGAAGCAACCCTGCGTTCGCGTTCCATATCAGCACGTTTACCCATGGGGTCAGTAGTACCGCAAGCTGCCAACATAGCAACCATAGGGATCAGCATTAGAGTTTTTTTCATTTCATTTTTTCCTTAGTCCAGTCAGCGGCTGACGAAATGTCTTTGCCTACGCCTGACACGGTTGAACATGCGGCAAGCAAGCCTGCCAAAGTAAGTGTTACAATGATTCTCATTTTGCCATCTCCACTGATTGGGTTTTAATGGTGTCAACGCCTTTGTCAAAGATACGAGCAATGCCAGAAAATCCAACAGTAGCCAGTACTAGTCCAAAAACTGTTCCTGCAATAAATGCCTTCATAATGTGCCTCTGTGTGTTAATATGTGTTTATTATACAATCGAACGTTGTACAAGTCAAGTCAGAACTTATCCACAACTGTCCAAAGTTCGTTTTTATTCAAACAAATGATGCCAGTAACTTTTTGAGCATGGCCGTCATTATAGTAGTCCACAAACTTACGGCATTTGGAAACATTGCCCACTTTGAAATACTGTTTGTATTGAGGATCAAAGCCAAATTCTAACTCCATTGCTTCGTCACCTACCGCAATCATTTTTCGTTTTTCTTTTGCTTTACAAATCATTCTGCTTTCAGTCTGAAATTGACCGGGCAGTTTGACCAAAAGTGCATTGATTCCATTTCGGATCGCCATTTGGCAAATCACCTCAGGCTGATACATATCCGAGTGAGTCCAGTTGACTGTATGCCATTCTCCGTCTACATTTATGCGAAATTTAACTTGGCACTTATTGTGTGATATATCTTTGGACAAATCTGTCACTGCACCGACGTTGCGTTGGCCAGTCATCTGACTAACTTGTTCAGTTCTACATTCACTGGCTGAGGCCAGCGAACTCATCATAGTCAATAATACCAATAAGTATTTCATTCGTATTTGTCATCTAGTTCAACGTTGGTAAGACCTGCCACAGTTTGAAACTTGTTCCAAGCGGCTTTTGCGGCAGGATTAGACTCCAGTTCACTACTAGGTAGTACAGCTTCTAGCCAAATTTCCGGACGTCGTCTAGGATGAGCACCAAACTTTCGAGGCTGATGCATCTTACCTTGATCCCATAATTCAGTACTAATCAATCGGAACTTAGCTTCGTCTTCGTCTGAATATCTGGCCCACTCTGGGTTACTACCACTAAACATTCCTCGCATCGAAACCGTGTCAGTGCCGCCACCGTATCCATTCCAAATGCTTGACCATTGTTCGTCATTGTGCGGATCAAAATCTGTACGAGTAATGATAACCAGGACATCATCGATATCCACGACACCGTCTACGATATCTCGAACGCAACGACTGTAACTTAGACCAATTTTCATTTTAGCCTCTGATTCCTGTTTGTATTTTACTGATAGTAGGACCATCGGACACAAAATCCATACTGGCCATACGTCCTTCGTAGCACTTGCCATTCCATTTCATAGCAATCTTAACTGCTTGATTTAGAATAACATGTAGTACTTGTTCTTGTTTAAAATCTTGCACTACCGCTTCAACAATCTTGCCGCTGGCAGACTGCTTAATCTGGCATGTGGCACTGTATTTCGTTACTGTGTTCATCAACTTTGCCTATGGTAAAAGAAATACTTTTGACTGAATCCCACCGGAAGCTACGCCATCCGTTGACATCTAATGCATACACTGAACATACATCATCATTCTTTTTCTTTTCGCGTTTCGCTACTGGGAAGTCAATGGGATTGTCAGTGTTGGTGTAGTGTACTTCTACCAGAGGTTCTTGAGGAACAAGTTCAGGCGAAGTAGTACAACGCATGACTCGTTCCTCACCATCTTTTTTGGTAAAAGTAACAGTGACTTCACCGATTGCCAAATGGCCTTTCAACCATTTTTTAAACCGTTTGAGATCGTTTTCACTCAGTGTCATTTTATGCTTTCTCTAATTCGGCAACACGTTCTTGCAGTCTTGCAACTTCCATTTCTAATTTCTCAATATGGCTTGCAACTTGATCCATAAATTGAGCAGTATTCGCACCCGTCAATCTAAGCATTGCTGGCACTGAGGGTGTTGTGTTTTCGTTTGTCATATTAAATCTCCAAAATTTTAGTAGGATCCCAGCCGGTATCTTCTGAGTATCCGTCGTTTTCGTAACCACGTGGGTTACATACAACTCTTGTTTCACCAATCATGTAATCAAACGGATGATGGGTGTGACCATGTGTCCACAGTTTGATCTGCGGATGATCCAAAATAAACTCACTCAAGTCACTGTGGTAGCCACCGTTCATCAAAGTTTCGTCTTTGTACATTTCATGTACACTTTGAAAACTAGGACTGTGATGCCCAACAACCACAAACTTCTTGTCGTGCTGTTCTGCCAACACGGTTCTAAAGTATTGCAATGTACGGGCATGGCGACCAGCAACATCTCTAGCACTCATAGCGGCAAAGTTTCGTTTGTCGTTACGAATAATACGGAAGTCGTTCATCATACCTTCAATGGCATGCATGGTCAACGGATCGCCCTTGTTCATGTCAGTCCACAAAGTAGCACCGACGAATGTTACATCATCAATAACCTTAGTATCGTTTTCCAACATGTAGATGTTAGGGAACTTGGCGCACTCTTCTCTCATGTGTTCAATGCTGTCGTAAAAGCGACCGTGATAGAATTCATGATTACCCATGATGTAGATAACATGCGGGAACTGAAAACTGCAACGTTTCAAGAAATCACGAAAGCGAGCTACTCGTTGTTGCTTACGACTGAGATCGGCAAATGCACCGTGACTATAAGGATTGAAGTCAAAGTGTGGATGATCGTGCAGATCCGCGGCGACCATAATGTCACCACCGAGAATCAATACATCGGCGCCTTCGTTATTGTTTATAAAACAATCTGAAAATTCCAAATGTAAATCACTGACCAACTTAATCTTCATCGAGTTCTTTCCGTAGTTTTTCAAAATCAATTGCTTCTCTCAAAGCACGTTCCACTAACTCGTTGAATGTAATATCCAATTGATGCGCTAGTTTCATGTATTGTAGCATATCTTCGTCGGTAAAGTCAACCGCCATTTGAATTCTGGTATCGTATTCTTCTTCGTTTGCAATGGCACGAGCCTTTTCCAAAATGTCTGCTTCTACATCCAAATCAGTAAAGTTTACATTGTCAAACGCATTTTCAAACCTTACATCATGTTTTTTACAAGACTTCTTGTATGCTTTGATATAGTCCGGATGAATCCAACGATATACTCGATCGTTGGCATTGTCCCATGCTTCCATTTCATAAAGAAAATGTTCTTTGGTATCAAATACGCAAGTAACTGTATTACCCATATGATCGCCAGTTTGCCGTTCAATACGATGTGTATTTTCTCCGTAGCACTTCCACCCGTACTCACTACCTTCGGTAATCTTGTAATCAATCGTTTCCAAAAAATCTTTTAGTGTAATCATTGCAGGTTCCTTTTATCATCATTTTCAAGTCTGGCAAACAGCACTTCTGCCAGTTCAGGATCTTCGTCGATCAGTGAATCGAAATCAACAGTGGTGGCATTGGCTTCTAGCTCTCCACTTTCAAACATCCTGTTAATTTCTGCAATCATTTCATCAAGTTCTTCCTGGGTGCCTTCAAAGTTATCAAAGCACCCAGGTGCAAACTCAATTTTCAATGCTTTCTTTTCGTCGGTCATAATTCTAGTCCATCTTTCTTTGCTTGTTCTTCGATACGAGCTTGTCGCTCTGCTTCGTGTAAATCACACATTGTTCTAACCCATCCTCCGCCACGGCGCTTGCCGATGCCTCCGCACTCTTCGCAAGCCATGCCTGCCCATGCTTCTGCCATACGAACCATTCCAGAAATTTCATCGTCACCGCCTTGATAGTAGAAGCGTAGCCCGCCGAACTTTTCTTTGACCTGCTCTACGACTACTTGCGGACAAACTTCTTCTGTACGGTTTGCCCATTCAATATGTTGCTGAATGTTAGCACTTAGACTTTCAATAATGGGCCACCAACCTTTGCCTACCGCGAAACCGCCGTATTTGCCAGCGTACATTTTTGGATAGGATTTCTCCAAACGTTGGGCAAACGTGTCGTAGTCTATAAATTCTTGGTCTTCGTTCATTGCACCGCCTTTACATAATTAAGTCTTGTTACGGCATTGGCATGTTTCCAATGTTTGGTATGATCTTTAACTCTAGCTTTGACTATAACACAAGCACCGAGTTTTAAGTTGGATTTGCTGATCCAGCTGACCATTTTATTGTTAATTATAGCACAGATGTTCCAACCTTCAAAGTTTTTTGACTTGATAACTTCCAAAATTTCGCAATCTAAGTCTAACAAATTTGAACCTATTTCTGCTAGGAAACCGTCATCTGCTTGTTGTGCGGCTTTTTTAACTGTGGTAAAAATCCGATCCCTAGTGTACACACTGGGCAAACAGGCCACGTATCCAAATTGGTTCATTTTTACTTTTTCGGAATTTAGGATGCTGTTGATATTGATTTGAAAATCATTGTCACCCTCGATAGCACCAAACATAAATTTTCGAAAATGTTTTTTAATCTGCTCTGCGGTATCCACATCTTCGGGCAAAACTTGTAGTTTGGTCATGTACGATTCCATGCCAATCAAAACCTGTTGTTCTGGATCCAGCGTATAACGCATAAGAGCTTTGTTGCCAATTTTAAAATACATTATTTTAAATTCGCCGCCTTTACCGTCATCAGGAGCGCAGATTGGAGTACTGTCTTCTTTGAGATAGTCTCCGTTGGTTCGCTGAGCCGCACAGGCAAGTTCAAGCACTTGTTGAATAGGAAACTCTGCGTTAGACATAGTACTCTCTACATGTGTGTTAGTATACTGAGTATTTTACACGAAAATATGATCTGTGTCAATCTTTTGTAATCTTACATAGATCTTTTTGGCTAATCGTCGTAGTAGTGGACTTATTGGTTTTTCAAAATGACTGACATACGCATTTAAATTTGGACTTGCATAGCAGTCTTGAACTTTGAATTTGGCAAGAGTTGTGAATTTAGGCATATATCTCAATGCTCTGAATTTGCCCATTGTGCGACACAGTTCTATGGCGATACTTAATGCATAAGCATCTATTTCATCCGGGTCTTGTAGATACTCGTGATAGTAATATCCTGCATCCTTGTGTTCCCAAAATGTTTTATACTGACGTTTTCTACTTTGTCTTTGATGTTTGAATTCGTGAATTGTAGCATCAAAAATTTGTACAAGTAAATCTGTTATTTGTTTATAATCCCATATCATATCTTTTTCGAAGTTATGATATATTATTACTTCTATAGCAGTTTCTTTTTCTCTATCATCTTCGGGATCATAAAATGCGTTGACATAAAATTCTTCCACTGCCAAAAACTTTTTATTTTGCGAAAGAATTTTTATGTCTAAACCTCGCAGGCGAAAAGCTCTGCGTATTTCAACTAGCAATTTTTGAAAACTGATGCCTTGTTTAGTTTTTGATCTAATTTCATTGCAAATTAGACAAACAGTTTCCATTATGCTGTTCATAGTTACAACCTATAAGTTACTCTACCTTTGGTAAGATCGTAAGGACTAACTTCAATCTTTACTTTATCTCCTAAGATAATTCTTATTTTATGTTGCTTTAGTTTACCACCCATGTAACATAAAATAGTGTTAGAAGATTGTTCTATTTTAACTCTAAACATATTGCCCGGCAATACCTCTTCAACACTGCCGGTTAATTCTAAAATGTCGTCTTTAGCCATTTACCTTAGACAGCACCATGGCACCGTCTTCTACTTTAATGTTAATAGTATCGCCTTCTTTCCACCCTTGTGCTTCACAAATTTCTGGAGGTAGTTTCATAATAACATTATCTGGATCACCAGGAATGTCTTCAAATAATTCTTCTACAGTGTATGTTGTTTTTGTCATAATGTATTTACTTTAAATCCCGTCATCATCGTATGGTACAGGAAACCAACCCAGCTTGTCAAGGTCTGCGGCAATCTCATCTGTAATTTGGCTTTCACTAGCATAGCCAGTTCTTTCAAAATACTCGTCGTCGTCCTTGCCATCGAAGCTGAGCCCGCCACGCATACCTGAGCAATAGTAATCCATGTAGTCTTCGCCTTTGTTTCTAAGGTCTGCTACAATACGACCAGCTCCTCTCCAGCTGGCGCTCCACAAATCTTTATCGGGATCCTGTCGTAGGATTGGCCAGAACTGTTTTGGGCACCATTGCATGTTACACCAGGAGGCATACAAGTTTTGGGCATAGCGCCTATCATCCGCTCGAATCTTTGCCATTATTTCAGGGCTGTTGCGGATGTCTTCAACTAAATCGTATTTCAATGAAAGCTACCTTGAAAGCAATGACGCATTTCGTGACCTAGATCATGCATGGTTGTCCTTTTACCGGTAATTATTGTACAGGTATTATTGTCCCAAAAACTACAGGCACTTAGTGCGTATCCAAAACCTTTGTTGCCACGCTTGCGGCTTTCAGATTCACATCTGGCCTGCACGTTGTCATCTCGTACCCAAGTAATCAAACTCTTAGTGACTTCAAGTTTTCTAGCATCAAACAAAGCATTTGGATCTCTCCAATTCTCTGCGCTAACAGTAGTAGTAAACATAACCAGTACAATTGCCAATAACGTTTTCATAGTCTTCTCTGTGTGTAGTTAAAAATGGTGCGGATGGTAGGATTCGAACCTACAAAGGCACTCTAAGAGCTAGCCCCGTTCCCTCCCCGAAGGGAGGAGGTATACCATGTTCCACTCACATCCACACTTGTATTATATAGTCGAAGCCGATTAAAGTCAACTTATTTTGGACCCGTAGATGATGCATGTTAAATATAGCTGATGAATTTCTCAAACATACCTTTCCAAAATATTGTACGATTTGGTCAACGCACAATGTTATCCAAACCGTTATTTTCCACAAGCTGGATTTTGGGTAGATTCTGTAATTATAAATGTAGCTACTGTTGGCCCTACGCAAGAAGTGACCAACTAGATTATCAACCTCACGAAGTCTATATCAACACCATTGATCAAATAAAACAGCAAGCCCGACAAAATGGTTTTGACCAATTTCACTGGAGCTTCAGCGGTGGCGAGCCAACTGCATATAAACGTCTAAATGAGATAGCCAAATATCTGCAAGATGATCTAGAAAGCACCTATCAAAGCATACATATGACAACTAACCTCAGTCCTGGCAATAAGTGGTGGAAAACATGGTGTGCTAATACAGAGATGTTACAACGTAGAAGTATTACTGCTAGTTTTCATGATGAGTTTGCCAAGGAGCAGGAGTTTGGTGATAAGTGTTTGCAATTGATGCACGAGTTAGTGCATGTTACTGTGAACCAAGTCATGGTGCCAGAAAAGTTTGACGAGCTTTACAGTAGGATGGAAAGACTTCATAGTCGCGGTATTAATGTGACACTTAAACCTCAAAGCAACGAGACAGCGAGTGCGATTGTAGACGGCTATACTGAAGATATGATTCACAAAATGCAAACAGGATTTCCACAACAGTCTAACGGTGAAGATGTTTATCAAATAGCATTGTATGAAGCAGATGGCACTGAACACTTGTTTGATCAAGCAGAACGATTCAACGCATTTGATTTTAATAAATTTGCTGGATGGACTTGCAATGCTGGGTATCAGAGTGTTATAATAAGAGGTAACGAAGTTAAAAGAAGCTATAGTTGTCATGATGTGCCATTAGGCACTTTAGACAGTTTTGAATTATTTAAAGGGCCCGCTCGCTGTATCACACCACGGTGTGTCAGTTCAGCTGATAGCAAAATACCAAAATGTCAAGGTTAATAGTATTTGGATGTTCTATGTGTTATGGAGTGGGTCTGCCCGATTGCTGGCCTATTCCTTCGCCGCCTAGTAAGTTTTGCTGGCCTGAAATAGTAGCATCCGAACTAGGCAGACAGTGTGTGAACATGTCAGTATGCGGTGCAGGAAATAAAAGAATTTGGTATGAGATCTCTAATTTTAAATTTAAAAAAGATGACCTTGTTTTAATACTATGGTCTTTTCCTAATCGTTATACTGTAATTAATAGCCCTAGCGACATTAGCAATTTACATCATAACAACGACGACGAATTGTCTAATGCTTATTTTAACAATATCTATAGTCCGTACGATTCAAAAATAATGTCAACATTATTTGTAGATAACGCAAGTCGCTTGCTGGAAGAAAACAAAATTAGTTTTTTTCAAATGGCAGTTAAAAAACGTTATCAGAATATATTTGGAAAACACCGTTATCTTCCTATAACTATGGACGCTTACGAAACTCTATACACTAGAGCTATTGACAACGATCATGCAGGCATCAACGGTCATCGGGCATTTGCAGTTGACTTACTTAAATTGTTAAATTGCAAAACTACTGTTGTCCGCCCACAACCAGAAAAGTTTATTAATAGAATTAAGTTTCCTCTTTGGAAAATTTTTGTTTGGTAACATATGAATATAGATACTGAACACTTACACTATTGGATGCAGGCCATCCGACAAAGTCCTGATCCAATGCGTACTATGGATGCCTTCTGGAGTGGACAACTTAACAGTAAGGAATGGCTGATTACTAATCTGCGTAACAATGTCAATAAGTTTGTCAGCATAGATATTCACGGCGGATGGGTGGGTGTATTGGCCAGTATGTTATTTCAAAGTAACATTTATATTAAAAATATACGTAGTGTCGATATCGATCCTAGTTGTGAAGCTATCGCTACTATGATGAATAAGAAAGAAGAAATGGTAGGACGATTCCGTGCAGTGACCTCAGACATGTGTGCTATTCGCAGTGATGCCGATGTTATAATTAACACCAGTTGTGAACATATTACACAAGATCAATACGATCTTTGGTTAAGCGGGATGCCACACGGTTCATTGATAGTTGTACAAAGCAATAACTACGATATACCCGAACACATTAGAACTGCAAGCAGTTTAGAAGAATTTAAAGAACAAAGTAGTCTTACCGTGCTATGGGCCGGTGAATTAGAGTTACCCTTATACACGCGGTACATGATTATTGGATATCCTAATGTATCTTAATATTACCGGAGTTAATCTAGAGCTAACTGACAGATGCCAAGCGGCATGTCCTATGTGTGCCCGCAATGACTGCGGCGGAAAAGATATGCCGCATATTAACAATGTTGACATGACGTTAGAGAAAGCCAAGCAATGGTTTACACCCGAGTGGATATATTCTATTAGAGAGTTTAATGCGTCTGGCAATAACGGAGATCCTGCTATTGCCAAAGAGTGTTTAGAAATATTTGAATATTTGATATCTCATAGTCATCCGGATTGTCGATTTAGAATTTATACTAATGGTAGTTTACGTACAAAGAAATGGTGGCAAGACTTAGCCGAGTTATTTGGCAATCGAGGAGATGTGGTATTTGCTATCGACGGGTTTGCAGAACAGCACTCTTTATATAGACGAAACACCAACTTTCATACAATTATTAACAATGCAAAAACATTTATAGAAGCAGGTGGTCATGCCCTTGCTAACACTATTGTATTCAAACACAATGAACATATTATCGACGACTTAAAATTGTACTTGGTAAGTCTAGGATTTAAACAAGTAGATTTTATATACACTCCTAGATTTTTAGGAGCAAGTTCATATCCTGTAAAAAATAACAACGGTGAAATCGTATATACAATTCAGCCGCCAACCAGCACTAAAGATATTAAACAACAACAAATACCTATTTTCAAAAAACAAGAAATATTTAATTTGATACAAGAATGCGACATTGTTCCAAAGTGTTCTAAAGACTTATACATAGATCCACTAGGTAATGTGTATCCTTGTTCGTCATTGCATCGATGGTGTAATGAAGTGTTATCTAAAGTTGAAACATTTGAAGAAGGCTACAAAGATATTTCAATCAACGATGCTAAAAATATGATGGCCGAGTTAGGTCATATTAATCTAAATAGTACAGATATCAAATCTGCATTAGATCAGTCTAATTGGAATGCCATTAATACTTTTTGGAAACCCGGCAAAAAAAACACAGTTTGTGCAGCCACTTGTTCAACTATGGGAGATGTATTTAAATGAACTACCCAACAGACATAACAGCTATACACATTGAGTTAACCGATAAGTGTCAAGCGGCCTGTCCTATGTGTGCCCGTAATCACAGCGGCGGGGCAGAGCGTCCTTTTATTAAAAATAAAGAAATCAGCTTTGCTAATTTTAAGCAATGGTTCCCAGCCAGTTTTTTAAAAAATATAAACAACTTTTATAGCTGTGGTAATTACGGTGACCCGGTGTTTGCAACAGATTGTTTTGAAATATACGAGAATATGAGAAACGCAAACCCGGATGCTAGACTAGCAATACACACTAATGGTAGTTTGCGTAAAACGCAATGGTGGAAAGACCTTGCTACAGTAATGGGTGCCAATGGCGAAGTTATTTTTGCAGTTGATGGTTTTAAAGGCAAACACGAAATCTATAGACGTAATACTGATTTTGACAAGATCATAGAAAATATTAAAGCATATATCAGTGCGGGCGGAATCGCTAAAGTAGATAGTCTTGTGTTTAAACACAACGAACACGAAGTAGACGAGTTAGAAAAGTTCTTGTTAGACATCGGAGTCCATAGTGTAAACTTTAAAAGTACTAAACGATTTTATGACATGGACTCATTTGATGTGTTTAATAAAGCAGGTGAGTATGAGTACGCATTACAACCTGCCAATACAGATAGATTTAAACAAGAAGTAAGAATTCCGTTAGAGAATTTTTTGAACAAGAAGTTTACAGACAATGTAGTATCACAATCTGTTATTGAGCCTATGTGCGTAAGTAAACAAGAAATTTATGTTGATCCGCATGGAAACATTTTTCCGTGCTGTTATATTGGATCGGACTATTTAGAAGAACCGCTTGCTGAAAAAATAATATTGCACACTCTTAGAAATCTCACAGTTAGGAATACTAAAGAGATGATGAATGTTATTGGAGTTCCTAATTTGTATTCTGGAAATATAGAAACTCTATTAACATCTACTACATGGGATAAACTGAAAGACTTCTGGGTTGGTGATAACAAATGTCTTACTTGTGTAAAGAATTGTTCTGGTCAACTCTACGATCTTTGATTTTTAAAAACCCAACTAGTTCAAACAGTTTAATATACCAGTATCCAATATCAAATTCAAACCATCGCATGCGTAAATTGATCGATTGAGGATCATAATGATGGTTGCTGTGTAGCTCGCCGCCACCTAGATAAATTCCTATAGGGAACAAGTTAAGAGATCTATCTGGAAACTTATGTTCACGGTGACGGTATAATCCAACCTTATGAGGTATCCAAGCAGCCATCATGGGCATGAACAATCGGTTGGTTATTATCATCAACAGTGTGCCTGCTATCAGTCCAACCCATCCAAAAAATACAGTATACATAGTTATAGGAACAAACCACCCCCAGTGGAACTTACCGTCGTATACATGCCGTTGCATCCAGTCATCGAACACAGGAACGTCTGTAGCAAGCTGGCCTAATTCTTGATGTGTTACTCTTTTATAATACGGGTTATATCGATTATCAAGTATACCTAAAAAAGAAATGTGATGAGGACTATGACTGTCTTCTTCTGTATCGCTGTGCTTATGATGACTTCGGTGTGTTCCAGCAGAAATACGTAACCATTGTGAAAATGTTCCTAACCCTAAAGTCCACATGATAAATCTTCCTGCATGATCAAAACCTTTGGAGAAGCTAAGTCTATTGTGAAAATATCCTTTGTGCATCCAAATATCATATGTAACAGCAATTACATGGAAGTAAATTAAGTAAACAATGAGAATTTGTATTATAGTATCAATCATAAGTTATTTTAAAATCTGCATTAACGAGTTGTTTAAATTCTTCTAACAGCTCACGTTCTAATTTAAAATTTACGCTAAAAGCTGTGTGTGCAAAATCTGCTAGTTTGTATTGTTGATTAGCACGATTTAAAAACGGACTAAAAATTTTATCAAACTTGTATCTAAAGTCGGGTTGCTCATAAGCCGCTTCCATACTAATACTTATTAAATCTACTGGTTGACGACTGCGGCGCAATGGTTCGCGCACTACTAACTGTAAGCGTGAAACTGATCCGTAGTTTGTAGCCGCGTGTATACGACTAGCATCCATATATGCCCAGTGATTATCCCTGACACATTCATGCATAACTCTATTATCTAGATCAATCAAATATGCCTGTTCGCCTGTTAAATTTAAATGCCAGCGATTGTCTATATCAGCATGTGCCATGTAACTATCACCGGGCTCCATTTTAATAATACGTGCTTGACCAATAGACATAGGCAGTGTGTCTAGTACTTGTTGCCAAATTGTATCTTTGTACAAGTCTTTAATTTTCCAACTATCATAAAAGAAGTCGCCTAGTGGTTCATTGAGTACTGTACTTCCTGTAATAGGAAATTCTGTTAGTGCTTGCTCGATTAGTCCGGGTGGGCATTGCCAGCGTTGTTTAGTAATCATAATAGATGTCCTAACTCTGGAAAAACTTTTTTAAAGTCTGTTTTCCTTTGCATGTCTAGCGTGTTTATATATTCCTTAAAATCTGGAAGTAAATTTGTATGATCTTCAGCATCCATCCAATCTAAAATGCCTTCCCATCGTTTCCATCCATACGGATTAGTTTCCCAGAATTCTCCATCCTGCGTGTAATGCTTCCAGAGCCAGTCTTGTAATTCAGCAAATAATTCTCGAACTTCTTGTTTGTCCTCTTTGGGCAACACACGTAAACTGAGCCAAGTGGGAATCCATAATAAGTGTACACCGCACAATCCACCACCCGCAGTTTGACCAGCCGCGTTTTTATCAAAATTAAGTTTTTTAAATCCGCTCTTGACCTTCCACTTAATAAAGTCTGGGATATGTTTAATGTTCAATATCTGTACGGCAAGTGCAATGTTAGTTTGTATCTTATCGCTAGTTTGTTCCAAACGCCACAGATTTTTCTCCACAGTATCAAAGTCAGTGGGATATCTTATGTAACCAACTCTGTCGTGTAACCCATCTAGACTAATACCAACTTTAACCTTTTTAAAATGTTCCCATATTTCAATGATTTCCTCATTGATCAAAATGCCATTAGTGTTATATCGAAGACTAATTCTATCAGCGTATCCACGTTTAATGATCTCTTGTAAGAATATTTTATGTTCTTTGATTAGTAACGGTTCTCCGCCTGCAAAATATAATTGTTTAATGTTTGGAATTTGATCGTATATCTGTTCCCAGAATTTAGGATTCTCATGCCAGTAGTTATTAAATTCGCCGGCAGTCCAATCCATCTGTTTTTTAATCAACGGACTTTGTAGTAGAGGATATATTTTTTTATGCTCTGGCACCCACATACTGCTGTCATGTGGACTACACATAACACACTTTAAATTACAAGTATGTCCTAATCTTAGATCTAAATATTGCAATTTATAAGGAACAGTTCCGTCTTCTTCTGTTTCGCGTATTAGTTCCGGTATATTGATCTTTTCCTCTAAGTGCCATGTGCCTGTTTCCCATATTCTTTTACTGGCAATACCTTCTTGTTCTTCTTTGAAACATTTAGTACAGCTTGCCGGAACTTCTCCTGCCAGCATAGTCTTACGTACCGATTTCATATACTCATTGCTAAAAGCTTCAGTGGGTAAGTCGTGCGAGAAGTTCGCCGGCTTACCATCTTCCATTTTGACCAGACCAACTGTGTAGTCTCCACTATCTGCACCAGATGCATTTGCAACACAACATATACGCATGTCACCGTTTGGGCGTGTAGCCAAATGTATCCATGGCAGTACACAAAAACTAGGACTTCCAGTCACGTCCTTGATTTGTTGTTGCCATTTTCCCAATTGTGTTTCTTGTGGCTGTAGCCAAAATATTTTCTGTGTTTGTTCCATGAAATATTTACCTAGTAATAGTAGCATATAAATATTTCATGGAACAAACAAAAGTTGCCCTGGAGTATTCTGCCAATCATTTAGAAGTGGACCGACCTAGTCCATTGAGCGACACTCGCATTGAGAAAACTATTCAAGACGTATTATCTGGCAAACTAGATAAGGATATTACTGATAGTGTTTACACTAACTTTAAACAAAAAGCTCAAGATTGGATTTTTGGTTCTACGTTAAACAAACTTACTGGTATTGACTCTTTTGAGCGTGTAGACATAATCAACGGGTGTACACAGTTTATAGACAATCTCTATATGACAGGTCCAATACAAGTATTACGTAACGATTACCGTTATCATAACAGATTAGGATTGGCGTATGTTAAAGATGTGGGCTCGCTGATTTCAGACATTCCATTAATCATAGCAATGCCTTTTCCCAGCATTGGTGCTACACATCCAGATATGGAGGAAATACTTTATGAAGCAAAAGCTAAAAACATTCCTGTACATATCGACGGGGCTTGGATTACTTGCTGTCGCGATATCACATTTGATTTTTGTCATCCATCTATTGCATCTGTTGGGATTAGTCTAAGCAAAGGACTCGGACTGGGTTGGAATCGAATTGGCCTGCGTTGGACTAGACAAGCTAAGGCCGATAGTGTTACAATAATGAATGACTTTAGAATGAATAATCGAGCCTTGGCTATGATAGGATTGCACTTTATTAAAAACTTTCCTAGCGATTATCTTTGGAAAACGCACGCCGACAAATATTATAAGGTGTGTAACGATTTCGATTTGACGCCAACAAATAGTGTATATTTGGCATTGCGTAACGGACAACCAGTTGGAGTTAGTCCGCTTATAAGGTATTTGGATGTATAATTTATTTCACGACATCGATGGGGTAAAGATTCCCTTTAACAATAACTGGACTGATGTTGCCATCAGTGTTAGTGGCGGCGCCGACAGTGCTTTATTGGCATACTTGGTTTGTAGTCTTGCTAAAGAACATAATACCACAGTGCATATCATCAACCATGTACGTATGTGGAAGACTCGTCCATGGCAACAGCACGATGCTGATAAAGTTTACAATTGGTTATTCCAACGATTTTATCATACAACATTTAAAAGGCACACTAATTTTATTGCTCCTGATATTGAATACGGAAACATAGGCCCTAACCTAACAGACGAATATGGTAAGAAGGTCAGTGGCGACAATATTCAACAACGTGCTTATGCTGAATTTATTTGTCATAAGTATGATATCAGCGCCTATTACAATGCTGTAACTCGCAATCCTAAGCAAGCAATGTTTAACGGAATG